ATAGTACCTCCGTTTGCCCCTGGGGTCTCTGCAATGCCCAGCGTCCCCGTCACGGCAAACGTGACCGGCGCGCCGGTGCTTGTGTTTGTCAGTATTTCGGACGTTGTGCCGCTGCCCGCGCCTACTCCGAGGAGGCCCTCGTTTAAGATGTCGCCGTCTATTTCTGTACCTGTTAGCGTTAAGTTTGGGTATGTGCCGGAGGTAACGTTTATACCCGCGCCGGTTATGGCGACCGTTTGATCGGGTGCGGAGTTGGTTACTGTGGGGTTGTCCGGGTCCGTATTGTCTACCGCTATGCCCGTGCCCGCTACCACGCTGACAATACCCCCGCCACCGCCGCCACCCACGCTCGCGATCTCCTCCCAGGTACCCCCCGCCCAAACCTCTACGATCTGCAGGGTCGTATCGTAGCGAAAAATGGGCATGAAGGATATAGGGGCCGCCCGTGGGGAGTCCTTGTATACTGCGATCGAATTATTTTTGATCGCGAAGGTGTCCGTTTGGCCCGCCAAAATAGATGCCCCGAAAATAGCAAATATAAAGATTAAATATTTCATTGTATTTTATTGTGTTCTTACGACCAGCGCACGCCCTTCGCCTACGACGCCCCATTCATGGCCCGCCGCCGCAATATACGCAGTATAAAGCATAACTCCCGCCGCCGCCGCCGCCGCGTGACTCCGGAATGGTCCCCGGTAGGTCGTGACCGGGTCGTCCCCGATCAGTACCGCCACGCCGCGACCGCCCGCGCTTGGGATCCCGTAATCGTTGCCCGCCGTCACCGCGTAGACGTCGCCATAGTTAAGCCCCGCCGCTAGCGCTTCGGCGTTGTTTCGGTAGGTGTCCGCGCACGGCCCCGCCTTGCGGATCAAAAGGATGCCGTCCGGACTTGCGAAGCCGTAGGCGTTGCCCCGGGCTACCCTGTAAAGGTTGCATGGTAGAGTATCCGCCGCGTCGGCGTCGTCCGCGTAACTGTCCATATACGACACCTCCGGGAACAACACGTCCGGCGAAAGTAACGCCGTCAGGGCCTCGAAAGTTATCTTTCGGATCTTGCTCTCCGTCACGCCGACGTACCCAGGAGGGGCGTCGACGAAGGCGAGGGCTGGATCCGCCAGGACAAAGACGTCGCCTAGTGCGAGGGCCTCCGTTTGGGTTAGTTCTGAAATTTTAAAGCCTGTTTCGATTTGGCTGAGTGCTGCGGGGGTGTCCCCTGCGAATATCGCCTCCAGCGTCCCGAACGTCGTCGCCTTGGTCGTACCTGTCCCGGCGAAAACCAGTAGGTCGTCGGATCTGAGGTCCTGCCAAGGTAAGAAAAGGGTCGACGCGTCGCGCACACCTAAAAGGGTGTTTTGTGGGGTCGCCTGCGTGGTGCTGGCGAGTTGTGATATGGATACGGGATCGATCAACAGTCTATATTTACGGACCCTTCAGCAAAGGTCGGGAGTGCGGGCGCTCCGGTGTCGCCGTTTAGGTCCAAGGGCGCGCCTTGGTCGTCGGAGGCTTCTACTACCGACCGGTTCGTCGACACGGTGAGGTAGAAGGTGTAGACCCCATCGATGCGTGCTTGGAACTCGTTTTTCTTAAATAGTATCTTTTCCCACCCGGGGGGCTGGTGCCCTAAAAGTAGTCGGTAGGTTTGCCTCATAGCTTCGTGGAGTCCCTTATTACTCCTTAGCCGTTGGCCCTCAAAACTTATAATCAAGTCGCAATATTCGGTTTGCACCGCGAGCCCTAGCGCCATGTTAAAGGGGTTGCGCGTGTCGGAGTTGTCCCCGAAGTTGCTCCCCGCATACGCCACCGTAATGCGCGGCTCAAAACCGACCGGGCGTTCTTGGTCTTTTTCCGTTTCCGGAAAAGCGGAGACCGTATAGCCTAACGACGTAAGCCCCGCGAGGCGCGCGACGATTTGATCTTCTAGTATGTCGTAGGCTAGTATCTGAGGCACGCGTTTTAATTTTGGATAGGTGTTAAATATGCGCGATAGGTTAGCCCGTCGTGCTTGTTTTCCACCGAAGTGACCGCGTACGTTTTAGCGTCGATAGTTATCTTCTCATTACTGCCCCGTGCGTCTACCCGATCGTGTAGTCCGATGAGGTCCCCTGTGTGGTACTCCATTACGTACCTATTCGCCTGTACCTCCATGCCCGCTAGCTCGTAGGCGCGCGAAGGGTCGGCAAATAAAACGATACCCTCCCAAGTGACAGCGCCGTCGGCCGACACGTACGTCGCGTCGTATCCGAAGGTCTGGCGGGCTCGGTTAAAAACCCGCTTTTGTAGGCTGTCAAAATAGGAGGGCATGGTTTTTGGTTTAGTTGGTGAGGCGTACCTTTACGACTACTGCTGCCGATAGCGCCGCCTCTGTGGCGTAGCCTACCAGTGTCCGCGACGTTGCCGTTTTGTTGACGGCGTCGCCGTTGTCGGTGTACAAAGCGTCGCCCACCTCGATAACGAGAGGGGTTTCTTTGTCTACCGAAAAAACACCTTTAAGGACCACGGCGGCCGTGTCGTTTTCAAGGGTGGTCGTCTGGGCTATCCCAGTAAAACCGCCTACGACGATAAGGTCGCCGGTGGTGTAGCCCCCGCTAGGGGTGATGAAGTTGACGATGTCGCCGTCTTGGATGAAATTAGTCATTTTTTGGACTGATTTTTATGGTTTAGGGGCCGCCGTTAAGCAGCCCCTATAAAAATTGGTTGTTTTACGCGCCGGTGTTGCGGTACATTCCGACCCAATCGATCGGGGCCGTACCAAACACGCTCCGTACCTTAATTTGGGTACCGTCGACGTTGAAGCCGCGAGAAGTTTCAGTGAAAATTTCGCCTTCGCCTTCCAAGAACGCGTACTCGATCGTATCCACCATTGTAGGCATCGCCGCGAGGTACCAGGCTGTTCCGAGGCGAGGTTCTACGATCACCGTGAACGCACCCGCGAAGGTGTTAGCGCCCGCTGCGCTGGTTGGGGTAAAGTTGTTGCTCACCAACTGCAAAGCCTCCGTTTCCAGGTCAGGTCCTACGATCAAAAACCTAGGCTGTACGTTGATATACCGCCCGTTTTCGCCTTTTTGCTTCTTGAACGTCGCGCGCGCTACGGCGAGGGATGCCAAAGAAAGAGCAGTACCCGACGCGGCGTTGTTGAGGTGTGCGGCGCTAAATAGCGCGTTACCGTCCGCCATGTTGGGATTACCTGTGAGGATAGCGTAAACCAAATCGCTTTGGTTCTGGGCTACCTCCGCCGCCATCGCAGCTGGGACCCGACTAAAGGCATCTAAATCATCGTTGATCAAGGTTTCCCAGGTAACGTTAATCAGTTTGCCGTACTTGTCCACCCCGTATGCCTCGGCCGAATCGCTAAAAGATCCCGCCTTGTACTCTCCGCCTTCTGGAATCTTCCCCAGACCTCCGATCATACCTGACAAACGGGTTCGGGTTACGTCGCGGAAGTCCTTCGCCGTTACTCGACGGCAAAACGGTAAGAACGTGCGCTCCTGCTCGCTGTAAGCGGCCAGAAGGCTGCGGTTTACGGTGTTGCCCAGGATAGCCGGGAAGTCAGCGCGCGCGTGTCCGCCCAAAAAGGAACGGCCGAAAGCCGCCTTCGCAATCGCGGTGTTGCCCATCATGGACGTACTAACGCCGTTGTCCTGGAGGTAAGTCCGGGCCATACCGACGAGGTCGAGGTCGCGATACTGGCGAGCGTCGTCGCGAAGCTCCACGCCTTGGACCCCTGAGCGGTGCGCTAGTGCGATGCTCATCGCATCCGCGCGGGTTTCTTCTACCGCCTGCCCTGTTACGGCTGCGGGGGTGTTGCGGGTCGCCGGGGCCTCCAGGGCTTGCCAAGCGGCCGTGATTTCTGCGTTCGCCACCTCTAGGGTTGCGCCGCGCGTGATCAGTTCGTTTACCAGTTCTGCTCCCAAGCCCGCAACGCTTGCCGCGTTACGTATGCCCTGGATGCGCGCTCGCTCGCCCGCCACAATATCGGAGGCGCTACGGGTCGCGGTAGGGGCTACCGGGATTACTGGGGTTACTGGGGTTACCGGAGGGGTGACGATCCCCGCGCCGGTGCGGGTGTCGTTTTCCTGTCCGGGGACGGTGACTCTCGTCTCGCCGTCGGTGCGGTTATCTTCCATCTCTTTAAAAATTGATTTTGAATTATTAATGTCGCCGCCGTTGGCGCTTCTTACTTGTGCGTTGTGGTCCGCCGGAATTGGGGTAATCGATACTTCCATAGGCTCCCAATCGGTATACGTGCGTAAATTGGGGAGGCCCGGACGCTCTGTGATCGTATACTCAAATTTATTATACCCTACGGATATGTTTTTGAGGATGCCGTCTTTGATGTCCTGGAACACCTCCTCCGCGTTCTCGCGTCTCGAAAACCGCAAGGTACAGACCCCGCGCTTGTTTTCTATCCGGGCGTTCGATACTACGCCCAGGACGTTGTCCGTCGTCTTTCCATACGCGGAGTGATTATCCAGAACGGGCGCTCCTTTGTTGAGGCGCGTAAGACGTACCGCGTCGGGGGCGTGGCTTAGGATCTCCTCGTAAACGCCGTCGTGGTAGCGGTTACGCATAAACCCCGTTTCGGTGCTGAACTCTACGTCCACCGTCCGGGCCTCCTCGTTAAAGGTCGCGGGCATAAACTCGCCCGATATAGCCGCCATCGCTTCGGCGCGCTCCTCGTCTGTCGTTTTATACTTCCTTACTTCCATCTTTTTCCTTTGTGTTGTCTTGTCGTTTAGGGTCGTAGCGTGGGTCGCTAGTCGGGGCCGCCCCCATCGCATCAAAAGCCGCCATATCCTCGGCCATCTCGGCGCGGAGGACCTCGGGGTCGCCTCCCATTTCGCGGACTACGTCCTGCCAAGATGTAAAACCAGCGCGGACTGCATCCTCCAAGCCTTTTACCTCTTTTACCGGGTCGATCATTTCTCGGCGCGGGGCCGTCCAGTAGGTGTCGAACTCCGTCTGGGGACGCAACACGCCGCCGACCTTCGCCGCCTCCTCAAACCAGTCCCAAACGGGGCCGCAAAATTGAACGACCATTATATTTTCCTGGAAGTCGGTAATGTAGCGGGCCATTTCTAGCCACCCCATACGCCCAGACGAAAAGTTAACATTCGATAAGTCGCCGGTCATTGCTTCATAAGTGACCCCGGCTCCAGCGGCGGCGCCTTGCAGCATCTTACGGCTGTACTCGTCATAGTTTTCCGTCGGGGGGGGTGTCCCGTACTCTATATTTTTTCCCGGTGGTAGGTATTCGATAATACCCGGCTCCACGCGCTCCAGTGGGTATCCCGCGTTGGAGGAGTCCCCCGGACGGGCTTCGGAGTCCCCCGTCACAAAAATTGTGAAGCAGGCCGCTATTTTTTGTCTTATAAGTTGTGCGTCCTCGTACTCCGAAAAGTCGTGCAGGCGGAAAACCGCGCTCGTCAGTTCCGACACGCCGCGAAGTTGCCCGGCGCGTTCTTCGTGGTATAGGTGGAGGATTTGGCCGGAGGGCACCCGGACGCTCGTCGGGTTGCCTGAGTAGTATACGTCGTTAGGGTGGCGGTTGTAGAGCCAATAGGCCACTTTGCGACCCTCTTCGTCGACCTCTATCCCGTTCCGGATCTCGTTCCCTGCCTGTAATTTGGTGCCCGCGTGCGAACTGCTTTTCGAGGTGTCCAGGTAGTCCGCCTCTATTACCTGTAATTGCAGCGGAATTTTGGACCTTTTCGCTTTCGTCCGGCGCTGCCGGATAAAAACCTCCCCGTCGACATAGATCGCGCGGGTAACTAGGGCTTGTATACCATACAGATTTTTTCGGCCTTCAAAATCACAAGCGGTACTTTCTGCCCACTTTTTCCACGCACTTTTAGCCTCCCGGGATCCGACCGCCGACCGTGTGCGGATACTTAACTTTATGCCTTTTCCCACTACCGAAGTGTAGACCGTGCGGGCTGCCTTGCGTGCGTAGCCATTGTTTCGTACCATATCGCGGACGCGTGCCCGGATGAGTGATGCCGCCGGGACGATCTCCGACTCCGCCGAACCGCCAGAAATAGGCATAGACCGCGCGCGCTTGCCCCTGCTCGCTGCCGTGTACGAGCGGACAGCCTCCAAAGCCGCGCGGCTTTGGCTCCGTGCTAGTGCCCGCGTGGGGCTGAAAAATTCTATTGCTTTGTCTATTAGGGTCATATTCCCGAAGTATATCCGCCAACGTTGCGGCCTTGATAGGCTTTTTCTACCGCCGCGTTTTCGCCGATATTTAAGTCCCGCTCCATCTCGGCCTTAATGCGTATCATCTCGTCTAGGCTCCGATACGTGACCATTTTATCACTGTACTGTACCTGTTTAACCCCTTCGACGATAGCCGCGCAAAGGGTTTGATACTGTCCGACGGTCCAAAGGGTGACGCTCATATAGTGAAGCTTTAGCGCGTAATATACGCAAATTGTAGGGCAAATATAGGAAAAATAAAGAAACCGCTCCCCGTTTGGTTGCGCCTAAGATGAGAATCAAAGAAACGGCGCCGGGGGCGGCCTCCTATAAAACGGTTAAAAAACAATGTATCTTTTACCAAAAGCTATCTTTTCGCTTGGGTTTGACGCGTGGGCGGCTCTCCCCCACGGGGGCGTAGCTCGTTTGCGACATCGCGCGCCAATCGTCCGGGCTCCAGCGGTCCACCCCGACGATCGCGGCCGCCGCGCGGGCGTAGACCCTACAATCCAGGGCCTCGTTCCGCTCCTGTAGTTTTTCCCAGACGATCTCATCAAAGCCCCGGTTCGTTATCCTCCTGACCTTGCGCTCCGCCGTCAACATCCTAAAGAAGCTTATATCGTAATCGCTTGGGAAGTAGCAGTAAAAGGGGCCGTCGTGCCCTTGTTCGTTTAGGGTGAGGTTTAGCGCCGAGTAGACCTCCGATTTTATTAAGTCTACCCCTATGTTCCACAACATTGTAGATCCTGTTTTCTTGCCGTTGCGCATGACGTCGACCGATTGCGGGGGCCTTAGCATTATACTTTGGCGCTTGTTTGGTTGGCCCTTGACGGGGACGACCTGGGAGGCGTAGAGGGACCGGCAAAAAGTGTAGACGTAGTTCGTATTGTAGCCGCTATCGACGGCCGTTTGTTGGATCCCCATAAGTGACCCGTCGTGCGTCTGGTAGGGTCCCGTTATAACTTCGCGCAATTTATCCCAGACTGCCTCCTCGCTGGTGCTCCCCTCCAAAACTAAGTAGTCCACCGACCACGACCGCAGGCCCTCGCCCCACCCGACGACCTCCAGCTCCAGCCGGTCCGCCTGGACATCGACCCCACACGTAAGTAGGCACACCCCCGCCGGGACCAGCTTAGACACGTACCCGCCGCGCCGCTCAAAAAGCCTTTCGTACTCCGGCACGGTAACTTTTTCTTTCCACACTTTCCCCAATACCGTGTTGACGAAAACTTTCATCTTGCGGAGGTCGTTCTTGCGCTTGGCTTCTAAATACTGGTTCGCCGCGTCGGACCACGAATACCACCCCAGGGGGGAGTATAAACTGTTCAAGTGATACCCTCTTTTCTTAGGGTCTCCATCCTCCGGCACCTCGGCGATCCAAACCCCGTGCTTTAACATCCAAGGCTTGTAACGCTCCGCGATCAGCTCCTCGCACCCCGCGCACTTATACTCCGCGCCACGGACGATAGCGTCGCGCTTGTCAAATACCACGCGCTCCCACTCTAGGGGCTGGACGTGCTGACAGTGGGGGCATGGTACGTTGTATCTTCTTTGATCGGTGGCCAAAAACGCGGCGTGTATTTGGCTTGTGGTTTCTACGGTGGGCGTGGATAATTGGAATATTTTTCGATTTGCAAAGGTCCTCGTCCGGGCCTTCGCTAGGTCCACCGGCGACCCCTCACCCTCCAGGTCCAACGGGAAGGCATCCACCTCATCCAGCACCAACACCCGGACGGGGACCGATCGGAGACCGGCGGCGGAATTTGCGCCTGTCAACATAAGCGTACCTCCCGGAAAGTCTTTTTGTAGGATCGTATTCCCTCCGTCGCGGCTTTTCTTTGCGGGGATCTTGGCGCTAAGGCGCGGACTCGCCTCCAGCATGGGGTCGATCCGCATTTTTGCGTTTCTTTTCGCGGTGTCCACGGTAGGCATAACGCACATAATAGGCCCGGGATCTATATCGATGAAATAGCCAAGTATATTGTATCCGGCCTCCGTCGCGCCTATCTGAGCGCCCTTCTCGAAAACCACCTCCTCCACCCCTGAGTAGGGATCGAAACAGTCCATTATCTCCCGGAGGTAGGGCGTGCGCGAAGTCCTCCACCGTCCAGGCTCCGCCGCCGCCACCGAAGAAAGGAACCGGTGTTCGTCCGCCCAGGCGCTCGGCCGTAGGCGCTTAGCAGGCCGGAGGCCGTCCAAGAATCCTGGTATTTCGGTGGGGGTCGGTTCGGTTGTCATACCTTCCATTTTTCCGTATCTGATAATTCAGTGAGTGCTCCGTCGATAGCTTCAGTAAGCGTCTTCAGTGCAGCGGTCCGGTTGTCGGCCGCGAGGATATCGTCTACCACGCGCGCGGGGACCGCCTGCAAGCGGCCACGTACCTTTTGGCCGAACTCGAAAAGCTCCCGGTAGACACGCTCGCGCGGCACTAACTTCCTTTTAATCTCCGCAAGCTCTATATTTTTGCGCTCCAGGTCGACGATACCCTGGGCTTGTTTTATAGCGTTTAGGGTTTGGAGTTTAGCCATGTCCAGAGGCCTGACGGGATCCTGGAGGCCCTCGCGCTCCTGTCGCCGGACGGCGGTCTTATCGGGTTGGGGGGAGTTGTCGACCCATTCGATCCGCAACACCGCTAGATTGTATTTATAGTACCGGCCGAACTTTTTCCACCCCGTGCCTTCCGCCACGCGCCCCATCTCGCGGGCCTGTCGTAGCGTCTCGCGTGCGATCCCCAAGTCCAGGCATACCGCGCCGGCGCCCACCCATTCGATCCCGTCCTCTATTACGAGGCCCTTCTTAGACGGGGGCGTCTTTTTACGTTGGGCCTTGCCCCGCGTGCGGTTTTTCCTTTTTGGTGGTGTTGACATTGTTTAACCGTTGGTTTAATCCCGGCGGCGGATCTTTCCCCGTGGGGGGTGACGGCCGCCCAGGACCACTCTATAAATTTCCACCCTAAAGGTAGCACCCCAGAACCGCGCACCCTAATTTTTGAAAGGCTTTTTAAAAAATTAGAAACTGGCGCGTTTTCGGGGCTCTACGACCCGCAAACCCTATAAAGGGGGAAGAACCTACCGAAAAGCGTTGAGGGTCAACGGGTTATAATAATTCTTTTTACGACGGCTAAGCTCTATATACGGCTTAATAGGTGCGTTAATCTTGCGGGAAAATCTTTTTGTATGCGATTTGCTAGGTGGGCTAATATGGCGTTCTTACCCATTGCTTGCGGTACGCTCGTAGTGAATAGCTCCGTAATGCCGAGATCGTTCTTGGCATTAGGGGCCGTCCGCGCATACCTGAAATTGAAACGGCCCTTAGCATACCCCCCACGGGCGAACACGCCGGTGCGGCCACTCCGCATCGTAGCGATAAACGCTTTCTTGATCACCTTGCGGCGCTTCATTATGTTTACAGACACCCCCTGCTTTGTCTGGCGGTGTCTGAAGGCCCGGATAGGCAGCGACCGCCCCGAGGCCCTTATGTAGGTCTTTAGGTGGGTTGAGCTGGCCTGTCCCAGGTGGATACTCTGCTTTATGTCCTTGGCCTTTATGTTGTATTGCGCCCTGATCGCGATCGAGGTCGCCGTCCTGCCTTTGCGTGCCGTGTGATTAAGCGCCCTAGCGACCGCTTGCCGGAACTTAGGCCCGCTGAGGTCTTGGCGCCCCCTGCGCAGCGTGTGGACGGCCCTGGATAAGTCTACATTGATCATACCCCAAAGGTAGCAAATTACGGGGGCAACGGACTCTAAAAAGCTTGTTGCCCTCTAACGCGCTGAGCGTCAGCAAGTTAGGTGTTTTGCCCAAAAAGCTTGTTGCCCGGCCTGTTCCCTTATAACTGCCTGAGCGTCAGGGGGTTAGGGGCAAAATATCGGCGGGGGAACAAAGAAACGGGGTTTCAGCCCTGTGGGTAAAAGGTACTACGTAAAATAATATATATATATATACGTATGTAAACATCAAACACGTATACCTATATAACCCCTATATATACTATACTACTACTCTTTATATTTATATAGTATAGTAAAACCTTTGTAACCCTATTGATTATCAGCGTTTTAGGTGGGCAACGGACTCCGTTGCCCGTCCGTTGCCCTCGCCCTAACGGCCTGAAAACCAAAGGGTTAGGGGTGAACAGTCGGGCAACAAGCTTTTAGTTTTGTGTCGTTTTTGGCCTGTTTCCGCCAAAGGTAGGGATGTAACCTGTTTGAATTAAAACGCAATTCAAACAAAATGTTTGAAGTTAGGGCCTGATTTTAACTTAAAAACTTATAATTATAACTTAAAAACTTAAAATCTTATAATTATATCTCGAAAACTTATAATTATAACTTAAAAACTTATAATTATAACTTAAAAACTTATAATCGGCCTACAAAAAAGAACCCCCCTCCGAACGATTGCGTCCGGAGGGGGGTTCTTACTTGCTGTTTTTGCCCTACTCGGGTGATTGTTAGCTTATCACTATTGCCAGTCTGAGCCACCTTGGAATCTCCCTCGATAGCGAACACGACCTATTTCGCCAGATATGGGATGCAGTAAATATCCTCATTTGTTGAGTCACTGCTCAGCGTAACTTTGGTGTCTTTGTATTAAAAGACCACCTCCCTAATCCTGATTTCTTTTGGCCCGTAAGGATGAGGGATTGTTTTTTTGGACTCTTTAACATCCAGGACCTTAGTGTAAAGCACTTCTCGTGCTTCCTCTTCGGTCAATCCTTCCATTAATATGTTCATT